TCACAGATGCTACGTTCGTGATGGTGACATGGATGTTCGTGTTGAACAGCAGGCCCTCACCGGGAATCAGCATGTATGTAGGAGCGGTAGAAGAGGCCAATGTGTTCAGGGTGGCTTTGATGGGACCAGAAGCCCCGCCATCACGGAACACAATCGTGCCTGCAGCAGCCGATGGGACAACGTACACGCCCTTGATTCGAGCGCGATCGATGACGCCATCGTTCTGACCCACCAGCTGGCCGGTCGCTGTGATCGGCTTACTGGCTAAGACATCGTATTGCATACCCATGTCGGGCTCCTAATTAGCTCAGAGCTGCGCCAGTGGCAGTTACCCAAGCAGCGCCGGTGTTGATCACCAAGCAGAACTCGTTGTCACCAGCGCCGTTATCGGAAACGATGTACACGGTGCCAGCAGGAACGGATGCGAAGGGGGGAAGATTGGCTGTAGTCACGACAGGGGCGATAAAGCCGTTGTCAGATTTGACCGGACCAGAAAAGCGAGTTTGAGCCATTACAGTGCTCCTTTCAAGTGTTGATACTTTAACGCAAGACGCCGCACTGCGCTAGTGTCCGAGCCAAGTTTTCTGGCTCGTTCCGCGTACGACATGTGTGAATTATCAAGGACAAATTTTAACTTAGCAATAAACTTCGGGTCCGAGTGAAAGCGTGCCATTTGTGCCTTGGACAACGTGGCCCGGTACTCAGGGCTTTGAAAGTCAAAAGAGCAAGCCCTACGCCCTAGCCTGATCTTTTCTTTTGTTTCTTCGGTGTGAGTCTTTCCTCGCATGGGGGCCTTGGCAAAGTCCGCTATGTTGTACACGGTCTTTTCCTCAAACCAAGCATCGCCCTTTAGAAAGGCCTCTTCCAAGGCATCTAGCTCATTAAGATCCTCACATTCCACCTCAAGGGCACCATAGAAAGCATCAGCGCCGTATTTGTTGTAGGCGTTCTGCAGGTGTGGGTTTGTGTGCTTGTTGCCGCGCAAAAGTCGAAAATGCTCCTTTAGGCGTTTCTTTACTCGCTGGGACTGGCCAACGTAACACTGTCCTGTAACTGTGTTGACGATTTTGTAAACCCCGCACGAATCAATCTTATATGGCATACACTTGGTCCTAGGATGTTGTATGTGCCATTATGCCACCATGTTTACAACGGGGTCAACGTATTTAAACGACCAGCCCTTCATTTTTCCGCGAGTCAACGCAAGGCCGGATTTGAGAGCGCGATTCACCGTCGGCGGAGTCAGGCCGAGTGCTTCACGCAGAGCGGAGATACTGGGGTAAGTGGCAACGTTGCCAGCAGGATCAGTGGCGGATATGGGGCGGCTGACTTTGGCGCCATGCTCCGGCCGCTTCTTGCCGTACCAGTAGTTGCCCTCGCCAGTCAGGGTTGCGCTGATCTTGGCGCGGGTACTGCTTTGAACGACGTGGCCTTTCATGGTCAGCCGGCGTTTCTGCTTTTCCTCTTCGGACTGCACGCGGGCTTTGGAGGCAGCGCCGATACGTTGCTTAGCGCCCTCGGTGTGCTTGCGCCCCCACGTAGGGCTCAGCGGCCCACTCATCCCCAAATGCGGGGCTGTGGCTGTGGTGCCGATGTTGTAACAATAGTCTTTCCCAACATGCTCTTTGAGCCAACGATCTTCGGCAGCCAACAAGTCCGCGTCGTCTGGCAGCTCCTCAACTACAACAAATATGAACGAGGACTCTCCGTACTTGTTCCACGCAGCTTGTAGCTTAGCGTTATTGTGGCGGTTTGTACGCAACTCAGAAAAGTGCCTAGTTCGCCGGCGGCTTAATCGAACTGCGCTACCGACGTAAAACTTGTTGTTGACCACGTTGATGATCTTGTAAATGCCTCGTGCCATGTAAACTCCTTTTGATGCAGTTTACACCAAACGAACAAATAACGCAATAGGCAAAAAGAAAGGGAGCCGAAGCCCCCTTCCCGATCCGCATGGATGCTAGGCTTCAGGTTAGTTTGAACCTGAGCTGCCCCACATTCCAAGGGGGTCCGACCACCCAAAACTGTAACGCTCACGAGCTTTGTAGCGAACGTTACCGGTGTCAAAATCTCCGTCCATGCCAGTGCTCATAGGAGTACGGACAAAGTGCTTGAGGCCGTTCGGCACGTCGGTCTTGATGAACCAAGCGTTAGGATCGGTCAAGTAGTGGTTGACGGTGTAGCCTTCAGGAACGGCGCCCATTGCCTTAACGGCGTTGAGGTCGTTGTCGGCTGTTGCGACGCGCAGTTCGGTTTGCAGCAAGCGGGTTGCCACGAACTGGAGCTGTGTAGGCACAATCAACTTACGGGCTTTGGCAGCGATCAAGAGACCGCGTTCGTCTGTCCACTGGCTGATCTGGATGATCGCGGCTTCCAAGGAAGTCTCGTTCAGGTCCACACCGACTGTGGGCACGTTGCTGTTCGTGCCGCCGCTCACCAGAGGGTGGTTGGCGTTGAACAGAGATACACCGTCGCCACCGGGGAAGCTAGAGCTAAAGCCGTTGTTCAGAACTGAAGCGGCCTTAATCTGCTTGGTGTAAGCCATAGCGCGAGCCAAGGCTTTGGTGTAGCGGCTTGCCAGAGAATCGTACAGGTTGTCTTCGATGGCCTCTTCGGTCAGCGAGAAACCCAGAGCGATGGTCTCATGGTTGTAGCGCGAAGTGAACGCTTCTTGTGCGTTGTCGTAAGCCATAGCACTGCCTTCGTTCTTGACGGGGGCGGCGCTGAAGCCAGACAGTTTCACTTCTTCTTCGAAGGAACGCTCGGAAGTCTCGGTCTCGAAGATTTCCTTGTGCTCTTCGGCGTAGGTTTTGTATTCCAAACCGTAGAGCGCATTCAAACCGGGAACGAGTTCCTTCAGTAGTTGGGCACGAGAAATTGCCATGATCTATCTCCTTAAACACCAGTGGGGTTGAGGTACTGGTGGCCGCCAGTGATCACTGTCGTGGTTGCCACAGTAGGTGTATCGCCGCCGGTGTAGACCGAGGTAGAGACAGCATAAGGAGCATTCCACTTCACGATGAACTCGCAGAAGTTACCAGAAGCGTTGGCGGTGTCAGGCACCACATCAACAATACGGATGGGCAAAGAGGCAGTGGTGTTAGCACTTGTGCCGTCGATAGCCACAGCGGAGTTGCCGGTCACAGTGGAGCCGGCGTTTTGAACCAAGGCAACGTTAGTGCCAACCAAGGTCTGGCCGTAGAAAGCCACGGTTGTGCCAGAAGACACAGCGGCAACTTTGAACAGCTGATCTGGATCGTCAGCAACAAACGCCTCAGCGTCAGCAGCCACAGTACCGGCGGGCCAGTATTGTTGGAACTGAATCTGCTTGGTCGAGGGGTTGGTGAACTGGCAGCCAAGGAAGACGCCGACCACACCTGTAGCGGATACAGTAGTGTCGCCAGTTTCTTTCACTAGAACGCCATCAGATGATACGCGGACCACATCGCCGTAGAAGATGTCAGTACCGTAGGCACTGGCAATCTTGATCTGACGGGTAGCACCAGCGAACACCTGACCACCGATCAGATTGATCGGCTTCAAGCCATAGGGCTTGTCGATGGTAGGGTAAGCCATTTTGGACTCCTAAAGTTTATGAACCTGAACCAAATCCCACACCACGGCTCGTTGTCGACTTGCGCTCTTTGAACAGTGGCATACGTGGGTCATTTTGTCGCATCAGATTATTGTCAACCGCATCAATCTGAGCATTCGACTGCTGGTTGTAGTACTGTTCACGGGACTTCGCCAACTCTTCGGGCATCTTGCAGAGCATGAGGCCACCCAATTCAACGTTCCCAGACTTACCTACAAAAAGAGCCAACTCAGGATGATCTTCCGCCCGAACCGGTTCCCAGCCTTCACGCATCTTCTTCGACACATTCGTGGGGTCAGCATTGCCTAACACGTGTGTGGCGATCCATCGGAATACGTAACCAGCCTCTGGAGTCGGATCCGGCAATGAACTTGCGGGACGATATTCCATACGAGCAGTTTTTTCGCGTGAGTCTAATTCACGAGGTTTGCGAGTTTCAGCCATTTGATTTCTCCAATTTAGCCAGTTCAACAGCATATTGCTGTGGGGTAATTCCAAGTCGCTTCGCCAACGCTTCTTGCGTGGCTGTCAACTTGAGCTTCTTTACACCAGTCGAACGAGTCGACGGCGCAACAACCGTGCTAGGCTTTTTGGAGCCATCAGCTTGACTCACTTTCTCTTCCTTCCCAAACATGTCAGGGAAAGTCGAGTGAATGCGAGCATCTAGTTGCTCGAAGTATTCATCAGAGCGGGGGTCGTACCCCGAGTTGACTAGTTTTTTATGCAGCCCTAGTGCAAAGGCCGAGATGTCTTCAAAACCGTCTGCTCCAAACCACTGGTTTTTTGCCTTCCAGCGCAAGGTTTTTTCATCGATTTGAGGTGCAGCAGGTTGTGTTTGTGTAGTTTGTACTACTTCTTGTTCGTCTTGTAAAGGGGCTGGCTTAAAGTTTTTGGCGTTTTGCACCTTGAACTTGGCATCAGTCAGCGCCTCTTGGGCTTGAACAAGTGCTTCTGAGTCGCCGGACTCGTAAGCCTCTTTGTACTTTCGCTTGGCCTGCTCGAGCTCCATCTCGGCCGTAGTGGTCACTGCCTTGACGTACTCTTGCTCACCAGTGTGAACGTACTTCTTGAGCTTGCTGTTGTCTTCCATCAAGGCTCGGGCCAGTCGCTCGAGTTCTTCCTTCTGGCGCTCAAGGGCTTCGGCCTTGCGGCGTGCATCATGGCGAGCATGGGTCAGCTCTTTGATGCGCTTCTTAACACCCTCTGAGTAGTTCTGCAGCTCGTCCTCATCAGGATCGACTACTTCGCGGTTCAATGGCTTGCGGCCACGGTCTTGCTCGGGGGTGTCGTCAACAATCTCTATCTCAACCTCTTCAGATTCGGCCGTTGGATTTTTGGCCTCGAGGTCTTGGTTGTCATTGAAATCGGTATCGCTCATGTGTGCCTCCATTAAGCTGCTGCGCGGGAAATGCCGCGTGGGTCCTGCACAACCGCTTCGATTTGGTCATCGTTCAGGAGTCGGAACTCTTTGCCGTAGACCTTGAAACGTGTGCCGGAGTAGGTACGAACCAAGACGAAATCGCCTTCTTTGCACCATGGGCCGGACGGAAACTTCTTCTCGTCCTTGTACGCCTCTGGGCCGACCTTCAGAACAAACAACACTGCTGTGCCATGCTCTTCGGCTTTCATGTATG